GGCGCGTGGGAAAACTTCCCCAAGCTCCGGTTTCTCCCTCACGTCGTTTCGGCCACCGATGCCCACCCGTCGCAGGCTGGGCGGTTCCGCACGCTGGTCAAATATTGGATGGCGAACGTATACGGGTTCAAATGGCTCATGGAGTTCACGCAGCGTTTCGGGACGCCGTTCCGCTGGGCGACGTATGCGGAGCGCAACGCGCAGGTCAAGACCCAGCTACTCAACATGCTAGCCAACCTTGGCAGCAGTGGCTATGGCGCGTTCCCGGAGGGGACGAAACTCGAGCTTCTGGACGCGAAGAACGCGGGCGACCTGCCGCAGGATTTGGTTATTCGGATGACCAACCAAGCCTGTGACATCGTGATCCGCGGGGAGACGGCATCGAGCGGGAGCGAGGGCGCGGGCGGGCTGGGCAACACGGGTGCGGTGTTTTCGGGCGTGCGGCGTGAGGCCATGCAGGGATACTGCAACGACGCCGTCGTCACGCTCCAGAAGTTTGCGGAATACGTCATCCGCGCCAATTACGGCGAGCTCACGGAGATTCCGACCGTCGTCTGTGAGATCCCCGAACCAATTGACGCGAAGCTGCTAGCGGAACGCGACGAGGTGTTGATCCGGTCGGGCATGCGGATGCCGCGGAAATGGTGGCATGAACGCCACGATGTTCCACCACCCGCGGAGGGAGAGGACGTGGTGGAGCAAGCGGTTGCGCCGGTTCAGCCGCTCACGGCATCCCTGACGGCAGCAAAGGCGGAGACGCAGAACGAGGTGCTGCAACGGCTGGTCAACTCGATGCTCTCCGCCGCCGTGGAGGATGGAGCGAAGGACGCGGAAGATGATATGGACGAGCAGGAAACCGCCGACCGAAAGGAAGCCGCATGAGCATGGAACTGATCGCCGCATTCGCACAACAGGTTCTCGGCAACGCGCCGGAATGGATCATGTTCGCCCCCGCAGGACGGCATAACATCTCCGCGAAGGTCAACGGTCGCCCATCGAAGGTCACGGTGACGGTGGACGAAGCGGCAGCCAAGGCGCTCCAATCCGACCTTGAAGCACGCAAGGCGACCCCCGGAAGCCAGCCATTCTTCGACCTCCACCACGACGCACGCGAGGCGAGCGCATACCCAGAGGAGTTTGAGTGGAGGGATGACGGCATCTGGGCTCGCGTCCGCTGGACCCCCGCAGGACTGGCCGCGACGAAGGCCGACCCTGACAACGGCATCCTGCCAAGCGTGCGGTACTTCTCCCCGCGCTGCGCCATCGCAAACGGGCGCATCGTCGGGCTCATGGACGCGGCGAGCGGGAACGCCGCCGGCGGACTGGTCAGCGACCCCGCCTTTACCCAGATTGCGCTAGTCGCATCACTCACCCCAACCCCTAAAATCATGGACAAAAAGCGATTGATGAAAATGGCAGGATATGCCGACGACCTCGAAGACGTGGACGAAATGGAACTGATGAGCAAGCTCGAGGCAATGTGCGGCATGAGCAAAAAGCTGGACGCTGGCGCGATGCCCGAAAAGCTGATGAAGATGGAAGCCGCGAAGGCATCCGCCGAAAGCGAACGCGACGCCATCAAGGCAGAACTAGCCGCGGCAAATGCCGAACTGGAAGCCGCCCGCACCGAGGCCGCTGAGTCATTTGTCGCGGAACTGGTCGCATCCGGCAAGGTGCCGCCGAAGTCGGAAACCCGGAAGGAATTTCTCCGCAAGTCTTTCCTCGCCGACCCGGAGGGGACGAAGGCGTACGCCGCAGAACTCACCGCCAGCAACCCCGGCAGCGAGCGACTGACGGACGAAGGGCAAGGCGACAAATCCACGACGGACAAACTCCCGCTTGCTGACCGCATTGAGAAGCGGGCGCACGAACTCGCTGCGTCCAAGTCCATTTCCTACGACGACGCCTATCCGCAGGCTACCCGCGAACTCCTCAAATAACTTAACCCAACCCACCCAAGCACTATGCCATTGGCAACCCAAAATACCCAAGGTTCCGACCCACTTCCGCTCGCGGGAGGCACTATTTCGGACGGCAATCTCGTCACCGGGACCACGACCGCAAACACCGTTATTCGCGCCACTGGTGCCAATACCCGCGCAATCGGGATTGCCCAAAGTGACGCACTCAGCGGCGAGCGCGTGCAAGTGGTTCTCTTCAAGCCTCAACTCCGCGTCAAGATCGCATCCACCGTCACAGCGGGGCAGGAGGTTTACGCAGCCGCAAACGGAGTGGCATCCGCAACCGCCGTTGGCGACAAGATCGGCCTCGCGGCGGAGGGCGGCGCATCCGGTGACGCAATCCTCATCTACCCCTACTGAACCCCTCAACTCAACCCCTGACTAATCACCCACTATGGCTACCCGCCTTCAAAGTGTCGCCTCCACGGACGCGATGCGAAATTATGCAGTCGGATTTACCTCCGATCTTGCCCGCAGTCGCGCCCTCGGAGACGCGATGTTCCTCGTTGGAAACGGCGTTCCCGTCGGCTCCAATTTCGAGTATCAAGTGTTTGAGCGTGGTGACGTTATCACCATCCCAAACACGATCACGACGATCAATAATCCGGTCGGCGCTCGCATCACCTACGGCGGATCGAAGGTCACTGGATCGCTGGAGGTTCACCGTGGCACCTCTGATATCTTCTACACCGGCCCTCGCGTCACTGACGCTGACCTCTTGATGAAGATTCAGAATCAGGCGCGTTCGACCACGCAAATGATGATGAACGGGCGGGCAAAGCGGGTGATTGATGCGGCTCTTGCGGCTGGTGGCGCAGGCACCTCCTATCCGCTTGATACCGACGCAACAAAAGCGGTGTCGCTGATTCAAGAATACATTGAAACCGTAATCAAGGGATCGCTGAATTCGGGCAACATCAAAATCCTCTTCGGGACATCCGCCTTCCGCAAATTCTGCAACCACCCCACGGTTCAGGCTCGAATCAATGGCGGCGCAACGAAGACGAACAACAGCACCCCGACGGAGCAGCAGGTTGCTGACATTATCGGCTACGGAGTCGAGGTGCGGCAGTCTACCAGCGTGTTCAACTCCGCCGCGATCGGGCAGACGGCAACCCCCGCGTTCACTCTGGATACCAACATCCTAATTGCGTCGGTTTCTCCTCTGCCAAACACGGAAGACCCATCGGCGCTCAAATTGTTCGTTGGGTACGGAGACAACGACCTGATTCCAAAGTACCGGCTCGCGCACGGCAACGACAGCGAGTTTGAGGAGGCAACGTGGGGCTGGTCTGAAAAGGTCATCACAGCCAATTCCAGCGCACTTCTCCGCCTCAACGTCACGTAATCCTTGCGGCATGAAGCCCCCGTCGCCTTGTGGTGTGGCGGCGGGGGCGGTGCCTTCCCTTTCCTGATATGGCGTGGATCACTCTAACCGATAAAGACGCGGCTTCCCGTTTCGCCATCTACGAATGGGAGGCGATGACTGCGACGGCGCGGGACGCGGGTGTCGGTGATGTGATTCAGCGGAGCCTTGACCGGGTGACGGCGCGGGTGAGGAGCTACGTCAGGTCGTGCCACCAGAACACACTAGGACCAGACGGGACCATCCCGAACGAACTGCACAGCGCAGCCACGGCCCTCCTCATGGAGGACATCGCAACCAACCTCCCGGCGTCTGGAGTCATCATGGACGAAGGGCGGCGGATGACAGTGAGCGAAGCCAAGACCGAACTGCGGATGGTGGCGAAGTGTGAACTGCTGGTCGCCCTATCCGACACCACATCAAACGACACCCCGGCCATTGACGATGGCGGCTACGGCGGCGAAGAGTACATTGATTTTTCAGTCCTACGCTAACACATGGAAGCCCGCAAAATCTCCGTCAAACTCAGGCGCGACCCCCGCGAAACGGCGGAGCGGCACTCACAGGCAAACCCCCTGACGCTGGAATGCACGCTGGCGACGGGCGAGTCGGTGACGGAGACGATGGAGTTGAGGGCGGAACTGCACGCCGCGCAGACGCCGGCCACAACCCCACTCGCGGCAACGGCGACGGTCAACATGACAAGCGGCTCAACGGGGCCGTGGGAGCTTGAATTTTCGGGGGCGCAGATGAATCAGACGGTTCTCCCGGATTCTGCCGAAGATTTCTGGCTTGTCGTCTACGCGACGAACGCCGCCGACGACCTCTTCACTCTCGCCAAGATCGGCCTGACCCTGACATTCGACAACGTCTCGCAAGTCACCCCTGCCCCGCCTGATCCGGCGCTCTTTTTGGACCTCGGCGGCACGAAATGGAAGACCGCAGAGAACTATCTGATCGACGACGTGGTGGCGCTCTCGGGCTCTATCTACGTCTGCATCGCCAACAACACATCCAGCACCACAAACCGCCCCGGCACAGGCGCGAGCTGGACGACGTTCTGGACGTTGTTTAGCGGCGGCGGAGGAGGGGGCGGAGACGTTACAGGGCCTGCATCCTCGACCGACAACGCCATCACCCGGTTTGACGGGACAACCGGAAAGATCATCCAGAACAGCACCGCAACCCTGAGCGACACGGGAGGAATCGCCGCCGACACGCTCGCAATCTCCACCACGCCGACGGGCGCAGGAGGCACCGGGATTTTCCGTTACGACACAGGGGAAAAAGTGCCAGAGGTCGGCATCGACGGCATCACCCTCAAAATCGGCGTGCAGGAATATGTCAGGGTCTACAACAGCACCGCCAGCACGCTGACAAAGGGCCAAGTCGTCTACATCAACGGGGCGCAGGGCAATCGGGTGTCGGTGGCGCTGTCAGATGCGAGCAGCCAGTCAACGAGCGCAGGGACCATCGGATTTGTGGCGCAGTCGATCACGGCAGGGTCAGAAGGATTCGTGCAGACGAGCGGCCCGATGTACTCACTCAACACAATCGGGCTCACGGCTGGCGCTTTGCTTTTCCTATCCGAAACCGCAGGCGAGTGGACGGTCACAGAGCCAACGGCACCAGCGCACGGTGTGCGGCTCGGCTACGTTGAGCGTGTCCACGCGACCGTTGGAAGCGTCTTCATCAAGATTGACGACGGATACGAATTGGGTGAACTCCACAACGTCAGCGACGGAGTGACTGGCGCGATTGCGTTTCTCGTCAAAAACGCCAGCACTAACTTGTGGGAGTCGAAGAATGCGTCAGACTCGCGGACGGCTCTTGGTCTTGGGTCGCTCGCCACGCAAAGCGGCACGTTCAGCGGGACATCTTCAGGCACCAACACGGGCGACCAGACAATTACCCTGACGGGCGATGTCACCGGCTCGGGCACCGGATCGTTTGCGGCCACGCTGGCAAACAGCGGCGTGACGGCAGGGACATACACCCGCGCATCCATCACCGTTGACGCAAAAGGGCGAGTAACTGCGGCATCCAGTGGGTCAGGCGGGGAAATCAGCGGCACGTCAGGCACCACCGACAACGGCATTGTCAGGGCGGACGGGACTGGAGGCGGGGCGGTACAAGGCTCATCCATCGTCATCGACGACATTGACGCCACGACGCAGCAAAACGTCGCAATCCGCAATGTCGATCCGGCGACTAACAGCGCGGTCGTCATAACCCCCAAAGGCACGGGCGCATTCATCGTGGGGCCGAAGCCGGACGGAACAACGACCGGAGGGAATGTGCGTGGGGCGAACGCAGTTGACTTTCAGCGATTAAGGAGTTCTCAGGCCAGCGTAGCGTCCGGGTCGGGATCCGTTATTCTAAACGGGAGCGGAAACAGCGCAACGGGCACTCGTTCAACCGTCTTAAATGGGGACAGTAACACCGCATCTAACTTTTACGCCACTGTATTTTCCGGGCAGTCTAATGTTGCCAGCGGAAACGCGTCCGCAGCAGGAGGAACCGCTTGCGCCGCGCAGGCGCAGGACTCCCTCGCCTATGGAGCCAGCTGTACTGCATCTGCCAGCGCCTCTCAGGCATTTGGCAACAGGTCTGTCGCCAACCGAATCGGGATGTCGGCCCTAGCTAATGGGCGATTTTCAGCAGACGGCGACGCCCAACGCGGAACCGTCGTCATGCGTCGCCAGACGACTGACGCAACGCCCGCAAACCTATCACTCGACGGGGCGGCACCAACCGGCGCCAGCATCACGACATCGACGCATTTCGTCCTGCTCAATAATCAGGCAGTCTTCGCCGACATCCGCGTTGTGGCGAGATCAACAAGCGGCACCGACAATGCAGCGTATATGCGCCGGGTGCTGATTAAGCGTGATGGCACCATTGCAAGCACCGCAATCATTGGATCAGTCCTGTCACCAACCGCTGACATTGAGAGCGCAGGCGCGACGGCATGGGATGTTTCTATCACTGCTGAAAATTCCAGCGTCGGTGCCCTCCTCATCACCGTCACCGGAGCCGCTGCCACAACCATCAACTGGACCGCAGAGGTGTCCTTCGTCGAAACCATCCGCGCCTAACCTTATGCCATCAATGCTCCTACCAACAGTCGATGCGCCGACAGAGCCACCGGATGAACGAGCCGCCCGCGAGATCCTGCAACGGATGACACAGGCTGGGGTGGATTTCGTCAATTCACAGCAGTGGTGTTTTGATAGGTTGTGGAAATCACCGGATGCAACGCCGCAGGAGATTTTGGCGAAGATCGGGCCGAGGGCGCTTGAGCTATTCCAGCGGGGCGGGGACGCTGTGGCGTTCGTGCTGGGGGCACATAACGGGCGACCGATTGCCAGCATGAGTCCAGAGGAGTACACTCCGCCAGTCCCATACACCATCCACGAAGACGGAACCATCACCATCAACCCATAACACATCATGACTGAGGAAACTGGAAACGCCATTGACCCTCCCGTGCCGATCAAAACCGGAGGCGGATTTATCATGGAGCCGACCATGGTTCAGCTATCGCCAGAGCAACTGGAGAAGATTGCGAAAGCCATCGAAGCCGTACAGGATGCCATCGACTCACTTGGTGCTGTCGGTGGCGTTCTAGCTAAACTGCTGCTTAACAAGGTCATCGAGGGACTCCGCGCCATGGGGCCGATCCCTCCACTCGGTCCACCACTCGGCACCGTCCCGCCAACCACCCCGCCCCCAACCACGCCAGCCCCGTGAAATGGACACGCTACACACCCTATTACAAATTGAAGCCGTGCAAGACCTAGGAACCATTTTTACCACACTGGGGACGCCTGGGCTGCTCATCGCGTCCGTCTATTATGTCGTCCGCGAGGTCAAGACGCAGTTTGATAGTCGCGTGGGCGAACTCAAACTGCAATACGATGCCCGGATCAGCGCAATCGAACGACGGTCGGAGGAATGCGAGAAGGACCGTGTGGCGCTTCGAGACATGATTATCAAACGTGACCACGCCGCATGAAAGACGACGAGGAGGAGAGCATAGCTACCGGGTGCTTCATCGCATCCGCCGCCGCCTTCCTCCTTGCGTTTCTGGTGATTGTGGAGCTAATTGTGAGATACCTACATGGCTGAGAACAACGAAGATTTCCTGACGCAGTGCCTTCTCACGATGAAGGGCACGCTGGAAGCTGACGCATATTTCTCGCCGACGAACTCCGCGCCAATTCCGGTGGTGGTGGAGGTCAATCAGGACATTCAGCAGGCCATTCAAATGGTGCAGATGCGGGGGCTGCTCGTCACCATCGCCATGGAATCCGCAAGCGCCACGGGGACGGGCGGGTGTCTGACGGCCAGTCTGCAATTTGTTGTCCGGGTGCTGGAGATGATTTCGGTGAACCGCAGTCCATCCGGCATCCAAGAGAACGGCTTGCGGGTGGCGTCGAAGATTGCCGGAATCTTGACAGGCACGCCTGCCGCAAAACGTGAGGACGGCACCACATTCGGCGGGGGCAACTACCGGTTCACCGGCATCGTGCCGGCCATGATGAGCGGCCCCGATGGCGCACCGAATCCACAGGGCCGAGCCTACCACGTCACTTTCAGCATCCCTCAGGGAACCTTGAACACATTCACCCGCCGGAACGGATCACCTCCGGCGGGCGCACCTTAACCTCCACCCTCACACATTATGTCTTGCGATTGCACAGTTATTTCTGGACCCGCCCTCGTTGGATGGCGCGGCTACTGGTTCCGCTCCAAAGGCGATGTTGTTATCACGAAGGAAACCACCTTGACGCCCGTCACCGTTGACTCGTTCGGAGTCACCGACCAGCGAGTCAACACCGTGCGCCACACGGTGAGTTTCACGCCTTCGGGCATGATTGCGAAAAACGAGACTGCGACGACTGACTTTTCCATTTTGATTGAGCCGTACGCCGACGCTGCGACGGAACCGAAACCTGGCCAATCGCTTTTCCGATGGGATTCCACAGCCATCACTGGCTACGCCACGGCAGACGCAGGCGCGGCGACCACGATCACCATCGGATCCACTTCCGGGATGGTGGTGGGGCAATACGTGACCATTTCCGGCAGTTCCACCGCAGGCTACAACGGCACGTGGCGCATCGAAGCCGTCACCAGTTCCACTCAACTCAAGCTCGCGGTGGCATTCACGACCGACCCGACCACGGACGGAACGCTATCGTTCTCCAACGCACTCGTCATCCACCCGCTTTTCCAGAGCGGCGGCACCGAGAAAATCATCACGTTCCAGAATGTCGCATTGACCGGACTCCCGACCCTGACATTTTCCGCGACGGAAACGGTGCTGGGGGCGGCAACATTCACTGCGCTCTATCACAGGAAACTGGACGCGCAGCAGGTGGACGCGATTGTTGACTACCGCACATGGACGACGCCGGGATCAACTCAGCTCGACGACTTTTACCCTGACTCTATCCTCACAGCTCCGCCAGCAGTCAGGTACGGGGCGGACAGTAACGACGCATGGGCGAACAACGATCCACTGGCAGCGCCATGGAAAGACTTTTGCACCGCCAACGGGATGACGGTGGCGTTGAATCTTGGCACTGATGACCACGTTGTCGATTCGTGCGGGCTCGTGGACATCAAGTTTACCGACCTCACCTTGACGGCGACGGGGCAACCAGTCGGGGAGCTTGTCACTGATGAGGAGGTGCAGAAGGTGCTATTACAGCAAGACATGGGAGCCGGATTTGAAGGCCGACTGCGCGGCCAATCGATGAAAGCGGCAACCCCAATGATGCTGTGGATTCGCCTTGATGGCGGGGTGGTTGATTTCCAGATCACGTCCACCAGCATTTCCGCAGGCGCTGCCAACTACGGCGTCACCACCATGCGAAACGGCGACCTCGTCTGGCAGGGGCTGCGGACGTTTTCAAGCGGCGTTCGCCAACCCCTCTTCACGGTCGGCTACCCATAACCCATGCGCGTCACCTACACACCCACCGGAGGCGGCACCTCGATTGACCTCGCAGGTGTCGCCTCCGACCTGTCGGACGATCCGCAGGGGCTGGCGCTCGCGTATCGGGACGCGGACAGTGTGGAGGACATCGTGGGGGCCGCATACCCGGCGACATTCCGGCGCGGAAACAGGGCGGTTTCCGCGTCATTTCGGACGACGTGGCTATACTCGACCATCGACGCAGCGCAGACGGCGGCGTTGGGCTTGATGGATGAGTTTACCCTAACGGGTGTGGTGACATTTAAGGACAACGGGGGGACGACGAGGTTGACGCTCACTGGTGCCCTCGTGGCCGCATCCGTTGAAACCGTGCAGGGCTGCACCGTCGTCTACGCCTACAGCATCACCGGATACATCGCATGAACCCTCGCGCAGAGGAGTATTTTCGGGGCAAGGCGGTTCTGCCGACGAACCTCCGCTCCAAGGATTTCTACCTTCTGCCGTTGTGGCTGAAAGAGCAGTCGTTTTTCATGGCTGCGACGATGGACGTGCAGATTGCGGGCGCGTTTCAACGTGCAGCGCAGGCGATTCTTGACGGCGAAATGGGAGAGGCGGAGGCGACGCGCATCATTCGAGAGGGGCTGGAGAAATCCGGCTACAAGCCCAAACCCGGCGAAGAGGGAACCATCAAGGATCTGTCCACGATTCACCGCCAACTCATCAATCTCCGAACCAACGTGGCGCTGGCTAACGGATGGACGAACGACGTGAAGCGGCGACAGAACGCCAAGATGATGCCCGCTCTCAAACTGGTCAGGGGGCGCATCGCCAACGAGCCGCGCATCTGGGCGGAACGGATTTGGCCGCAGGCAGTCGCGGCATCCGGCAGCAAAGCCAGCCCTGACCGAATGGCGGCACTGATCGACGACCCAATCTGGCTCTACATGTCAGACTTTGGGGTGCCATACGCACCGCTCAAGTGGGGCAGCGGAATGCGGCAGGTTGGGGTGTTCAAGTCGCAGGCGCGGGAGTGGGGATTGCTGCCAGCCAACGGCGAACCACCGCCCGTCAAGCCACCCGGCTCGCTCAACTCGACGCTGGAGGTGGCGGCGGATCAAATCCCGGCGGAGAAGCGCGGCGAATTGTTGGAGACGCTGAACGGCATGGGCGTTTTCGTGGGCGACAAACTGGTTGCGACGGACCCGAACGGCTCGCGTCCATGGCCCGTTCCCGTTCTCGCCAATCTCCTCCCGCGCCCGAATGTGGACGGGACGGAGAACCACCAGAAGCAGGCGCTGGCGGAATGGAAAAAGCTCGGTGGTGACGCGGAGGCGATGCAGCGGATGCAGACGCTATTTGAAGGCACCGACACGCTTTTCAGCTTCAACATGCTGGCGCGCCGGATCGAAATCGCGGAGGGCATCGTGGGCGGATTGCTGCTTGTTGACGCATTGGCAAATCTGGCGGAACTTGTGCTGTGAACGTCTCCATCTCCATCAACGGACAGGAGCAACTCGACCAGACCCTTGTGAAATTCGCGGGACTGAGCGGCGAGGCAGTAGCGACGGCATCAACGGAGCCGACGCGGGAAATCACCACCGATCATTTCTACACCTACGCCACGGCGCATCCGAACAAATTCGGGGCAACATCAACTGGGTACTGGGTCAATGCGGGTGACAACACGGTAGCAACTTCATCTGGCGCGGTCGTGAACATCGAGGTGGTGGAGAAGGTCGGGAAAGTCGTTGGCGTTCGCCGTCATTACACGGGCGGCGGCACCATCAAACCAAGCGGCCGCATCAGCGAAATCACAGGAAAGCCGATTCAGTATCTCACCATCCCAATCAACGGAGCGGCCCACGGGAAAACCGTGGCGATGATGCGGACGCTGGGCGTGGACCTTTATCGGAAAGGCTCGGCACTCTTCGCCAAATCCGGCGGCACCCGCTCCGATTCCGACGTTGCCATGTTCGCGCTGAAAAAGAGCGTGGGGCCGCAGACGCCGAACCCATCAATCATCCCGACGCCGCAGCAGTACTTTGAGACTGTCGCCACCGTCGTCAAAAAACTCACCGAACCCTGACAAATGGCAGACCAGAACCTAAACATCGGCATCAAGGTCACGTCTGACACCGCCGGGGCGAAGCAGACAGCAACCGCATTGGATCAGGTGACGGCAGCGGGGAAGCAGGCCACGGTAACGGCCAATGGGCTGGCGGATGCACAAAACAAGGTCGCCAAGAGCGGCAACAACGGCGCAATGGGGCTGCTTGCCCTATCAAATGCGGTTCAAGACGTGCAATACGGATTCGGCGGCATGGTCAACAACATTCCCCAAATCATCACGGGACTAGGGTTGGGGATGGGGGTTGCCGGTGCCGTCCAGATTGCGGCAGTCGGGGTGCAATTCCTGCTGAAAAACGTCGATTTGTTTGGCGAGAAGGCGAAGGAGGCCGCAAAAGCAGCATCCGAACTGTCAGCGGAAACCATGGCCGACGCAAACGCGGCGTACAAGGCGGCGGAGGCGACGAAGGCTCAGGCAGCAGCGCAACGGGAGTTTAATGATGCGCTCGCGGTGACGGAGGGCCATTACAAAGCCGTCATCGCCCTATCAGATCAGATCATCAAGCAGAAGCAGGCAGAGAAGGACGCGGAGATTGCGCTGGCAGATGCACAGGCAGGAATGGAAATGGCGCGGATTCAGCTAATGGAGGCGACGGGAAAAATGACGAAGGAGGAGGCGATTTTTGCCAAGGACAAGGTGAGGGTGGAGGCAGAAGCGCGGAAGCAAACGGCGCTGACGCTGGCAGAGGAAACGAAAGCGGCAGAACTCAGGCGCAAGGCGGCGGCTGAAGATCAGCAGGCGCGAGCGGCAAGGGCGGCTGCGGGCGCTCTTAGTGCGGCTGGCGCTGGGCTCCTGTCGCCAGAAGATCGGAAACTTGCGACAGAAAACCGTGACTCCATCAAAGCGTTCATGGAGCAATCACGAGCCACGCAGGAGGAAACGGCCAAGGCCCTAACTGGAAGTCAATTCCTCAAATCCGGCATGCTTGGCGCTGGCGGAGTCATTCTTAATGAGGCAATGATCGACAAAGACAGGCGGATGAATGAGTACAAGCTCCAAAAGGAGCGCGACGCATACGCCGAAATGCAACTCGCCCTTGATAGGGAAAATGCCAAAATCACGGCGGACGAGGTGGCGCAGAAAAAAACCAAATTCACATCCCGCGAGCAACTGGACAAAGCAATCGAGGAGCAAACCAAGGCCGCAAACGAAGGGGCGGGCCGTGCGTCAGGATTGCGGGTTGAGGCCATGGGCACGGAAACCGGAATCCGGCAATCTCAGCAGCTTTTCAACCTTCGCCAAGCCGCGGGCAGCATGGGGGCGCTGGCTCAGGTCGAGGCGGAGCGGACGAAGCAGCGGGAGGAGGCAGAGAAGGAACGGGAACGCGCAGCGAAAGAGGCGGAGCGCGAGGCGAACCGCAGGTCATCCAACCTCAAGCAGGTCGGCAGCGCGGGCGGTTCGCTGGCGTCCACGCTCGCAGGGGATGGACTCGCGCCCGGTTTCGCCGACTCGCTCAGGGAGGCAGCGGGAGGCGCGGGAAGCGACGCCGGTCTAAATCGACTCATCGCCATGGTGGCGAAGCTCACCGCCAACTCTAGCAAACTCAGCGAACAGGCGAAATCCAAGCTGGACAAGCTGGAAGCCGAAATCGAAGACCTCCGCACCGCGAAATAATCATGCCAGGCACCACATGGACAGCACAAATCGGAGCAGGGAGCGCCACTGCGTTCTCAACTCTCAAGATCACATCCGCCATCGTCAATCTACAGGCAGGTGGCGAAGATTCGCTTGAGCTTGCGTTTGCCCTCAACGCCAACGCCACCGCGCCCGCCGACGAGAACGATGCTGTCATTATCCGCGAGGGCGCTAACATCTACTTCCGGGGCTACGTCGTCCGGGTTGAGCCATTCGCTGACGGCGGACGCGAGGGGTGGACGGTGCAATGCTCAGGACTCAGCAGCAACCTCAACCGGATCACCTACCGCCAGCGGTACGCCATCGGTCCAGCGACGCCCAGCCAGTCCTACGCCTTCAAGACACGGTGCCAACTCGGTGTGTCGAACAGCGGCACGAATCAGACCACAGCGACGACGATTGCGGATGTGCTGACCTACGCGGCGACGGAATCGTCAGGCGTCGCAACCGGATCAATCCTGTCAGGCGTCGCGTTGACGGTGCCATCGCAGGAGGTGGTTGACTCGACCTGCATGGAGTGCATCCGAACCCCGCTTCGGTGGCATCCTGATTGCGTGAGCTGGTTCGATCACGTCGCCAGCACCTTCAACGTCGCGAAGCCATCGGCGCTCTCGACCATCACGAAAGCGGTGTCAGGCAACACCAGCGGGTGCAAGCTCATTCGCCAGAGGCCGCTTCGGCGGCGAATTACGCGGGGCGTGGTGCTGACATTTGAGACGGTGAACACGGTGGACGGCGTCGAGTGGATTGACTTAACAGAGCAGACGGCGGGCGCAACGTCTGGAGTGGATATTGTCCGCCGCACGATCACCCTCAAAGGGACCGACACGGTGACGCAATCGCAGCAGGTGCTAACCGCTCCCCTGATTGACAACAGCTCAAGCCTGACAGATGTACGAAACTGGATCATCAAAAACTTTCCCGACGTGGCGGAGACTGACCCGGTGGCGGGGAACGTCGAGGTGGTCAGCGTCTCGCAGGCCGTGGACGTTGCCGCGAAGGTTGGGCTGGGCAACGTTCCCGAACCGGGCGGATCACCGAAATACCCACGCGAACTGATCGGCGGATCAATCCCTCCATGGCAGGCTGGGATTTCCGCCGCCCCCGCAACAATCACCATTGTCCTTCGCTGGCTCGGCACGGTGGCGAACGCGGCCCTCTACAAGTTATTCGACAAGGAGACGGGGCTGTTGACGCTGACCCGCGAACTGACTGGCACCGACGCCACCAGCACGACGTACCGCACCAGCGCATCGACCACCGGCGAAACGGCACCGGCAGGGCTCGCGCAGGCGTACTATGACGCAATCTCAACGGAGTCGCCGTCTGGCACCGCCGTATTCGTGGGCGACGAGATCGACCGCACACTGGTACCAGGGAAAAAACTGACCACTACGGGTTTGTTCGTTTTGACCGGGGCCGTCATCCAGAGCGTCACCGCCGACATTTTCTCAGGCCGAACGACGGTGAATTTCGGGCCGATCAATCCGCGCATCAGTCCAGACGACTTCATCGCCTTGCAGCGGGCTGGAGAGCGGGCGGTGAAACCATCCCTCACGCCCGGCGCATTGCGGACCAGCGGAGCCGTCACCGGATCCTCCAACGTCGAAGGGGCGGTTGCCGGGCGCACTGGAAACAGCGTCCGCTCCACCGGCCAGAATCCCCAGCGGTATTTTTCCGTCAACCAAGCCACAGCCACAGCCGTCACCATCAACCCCGGCGTCGTCCTGACAACACTGCTGGACATTGACAGCCCGACCAACGACCCGACGCCGACGTACACGGCGCACACGATTGAGGCTGAATACGCCAGCCCGACCGCGACGGTCAGCAACGGGAGCAAGATTTACCTGCGGCTCACCTACACGGGGACGGCGTACACCAGCGAGGGCGCATTGACTGGCTCGTCGTCCGTCTCGATCACGGGCGGAAAGGGCGGCACGGGCGGCACGGGTGGAGACGGCGGCGGTGGTGGTGGCGGGGGCAAGGGTGGCGGTGGCGGCGGCGGAGGTGGAGCGGGCAGCAACGGCGCGGACGGGGCGGCGGGGCAGCCAACCAGCACGGGCGCGGGCGGCGATACTGGAGGCGCTGGCGGACCTGCGGCGGGATCGGTTGGCGGTGCGGCTGCGGGCGGCAACGGCGGGGACGGCGGAGACGGCGGAGCGGGCGGATACGGCACGAGCGGTGACGAGGGGGACGACGGGGAGACGGTCTCATTCAGCCTTCCGACCACGGCAACCATCGGAGTGAAATACTGGTATTGCTCCAGCGCCGACATCATCGTGACCACCACCCCGCCAACGGATACGGCGACGGTCGGGCACGTGTTGCTTTGCAGCATCGCCATAACTGATTCAATCATGAAGATTTCCCAGCACACCGAGGGCGTGATTACCGCCCCGGTGGTGACCCTCCCCTACATCGCGGCGTGACGGCACAAAAAAGCCCCACCGTTTCGGGTGGGGCGGTGGGTTATTGGGAGACCCTCCACGTCTCCTTCCATGTCTGCATGGCGATCTCCTCCGCCATTTTTGCCGCAGCCTGTGCGGCTTTGTATTTGAAGTTTGCGAGGTACTTAGCCTCGCCCATTTCAGCCGAGACGAACTCGGCGTCGGCTGCCGCAAGGGCTTCCTCCGCTGCGTCCCAAGCCTTAAGGGCCGCTTTGTGGGCGATTTCGGCGTCGCCCGTTGCGATGTAGTTTTCGGCTGCGAAGGTCATGTTCATTTTGTTATGCGGTTGGTTGGTTGTTGCTGACGACGTGAGAATACCACACCTCGTCTCCCGCGCAAGTCTTTTTTCATCACGCCGCTCTTTTTCTGGGGAGGGGAACAAAATGCACCGCAGCAATAAAAAAGACTTGCACACGACGCGGAATGTGCGATGATCCGGTGTTGCCACGAGGCAGCACAACCGAAACCAAACCGAATGAAGACACGACCAAAAAACGACCCCGGAGACATCAAGCTGATTTTTGACGGAATCAGAAAGCAACTAGCCGAAGACGTGGACGGCATGGAGGAGTTTTTTAGGGAGCAGACAACGGGAGACGACGGCATTCAGATTTGCCTATGCAAAGATGACCTAGATGATCCAAACGAAGAGGCAAACATCGGGTTTTTGCTGGGGGATCAGCATGTGACGGTTTCCATGGATGAGTTTCTTGATAACACGGAGGAAGTATGGAACAGCACCGAAATTGACTGGGAGGGATTGATTGAATCCCTTTCGCTATTCCGCGACAAAATCCGCAGCAGGATCGCAAAAGCCAGAATCCAAGCAAAAAAGGAGGCAGAATGAAAACTTTCCTCGAACGCCAACACCGCCAGCGGTTACAAGAGCGCGGCTGGGACGCGCAAGTTCACAGCTTCGACGCAACCGGTTGTCAATTCCGCTTCTGCGGACGGGAATACTCGTTGACCAGATCCGGCGACGGATTTCTGGTCAGGTGCGGCCAGAAGCTCATCTGGCCCACGCCGACATACCCAGACGCCGCACTGGCGCACGTCTGGAGGCATTCACGATACGCAACCCGATAACATAACCGAACCATGAACGAATCACAAAAACGCAAAGCGGCCATCGCAGCCATGGACGCCTACAAGGCTTACGCAGCCAATCAGTTCCAACAAATCGCAGACGAAGCAGCAGCGATGATGCAGCGGTTTGGCGCGACGCCATCCACATACCCGGCCACCGCCGAATTTCTCCGCCTCCGCGACATCGCCGACACCCTGCGCCGGGAGGTTCAGCCATGACCGCCCAACGCCACGAAGACATGGAACCCCCGGACTGCAACCGGGGTGACGACGACTGGTTCTGCGAACAATGCGGCTCACTCCTCCGCGATGATGCCACCGATTTCTGCCCCGACTGCCAGAGGGAACGGGATGAGATCAATGGGATCTACGAAAACGGTACGGAGGAAACCGTTAAGATTGCCCTACCCAAATTCAAGACGACGGACGGGCGCGGGACGTGCGGGTTGGATTTTGCGCACGATCACCTTAGGTGTCCGCTTGTTCGAGTGACCAAATTCGGACAAAATCACAAATGCGGATGGACTGGCGCTGACATCATTTCTGACAACCCCGACGGCAGCGGCTATTTGAGGCCCTGCGAAAACTGCCCAGTACACAAATCTCCATGACCACATCATACCAAATCCACCTTATCCTCAAAGGCGAGGAGAAGCCCACAAAGGACGAACGCGCCGCAATGTCAAGATTCGCAATCGCGGCAAACAAAATGCTTGCAGCGCCGAAAACACTGGCGAACACAACAACTCACCCGAAACCATAACAAGAAACACCACACCAAATGAGCCAAGACATCCGATCACTTATTGCATCTGACAAATTCAAAGAGCAATGCGCCGCCGCGCTCCCCAAGCACCTCACTGCTGACCGTTTTGCGCGTGTAGCGTTGACGGCACTTACTCGCAATCCCAAGCTGCAAGACTGCACCCGTGAATCCCTTCTCAGGTGCCTCATGGATTGCTCCGCACTCGGCATTGAACCGGACGGGCGGAGGGCGCACCTGATCCCGTACAAAGACCAGTGTACCCTCATCATCGATTACAAGGGCCTGATTGAGCTAGTGCGGCGTTCTGGTGACGTTGCCGCAATCCGCGCCGAAACCGTCTGCGAAAATGACGGATTCGATTGGGAAAACGGCACCATCACGCACCGCATCGACTGGCGGAAAAGCAGGGGCGAGGTGCAAGCCGTTTACGCGGAGGCGAAACTAGCAAGCGGGGAAACTCAGACGGCGGTGATGACGCTGGATGAAGTCAACGGCATTCGGGACCGCTCGCAAGGCTACAGCTACGCCCGCAATAACAAGAAATCTCACCCATGGATTACGGACTGGGGCGAGATGGCGAAGAAAACCGCACTCCGCCGCCTCATCAAGCTGCTCCCGTTGTCCGTGGAGATTGCCGATGCCGTAGAACGCGACGACGACCGAATTGAACGCGACGTTACGCCGGTGCCTGCCAAGCTTCCGCCGGTCTCTCAGGTCGCCGGGCTGTTTGCGCCGGTGGATGCTCCGACTGACAAGCCTGTCGCATTGCTCGCGGCGAAGCTGGAGTCGGCAGGGATTAGCCTTGTGGACGCCACCGAATACCTCCGCAGCCAAGCCGTCACTGAGGCCGCGACATTTGACGACATCGCCGACGACGAAGCCCGCGCAGCCCTCAACGGGTTTGGTCACCTCGTTTCCGCGCTTTCGCAATACACGGAAGCGCCGTGAATAATCGCTTGCGCTGACCAGAGCGAAGGCATACAAGGGGGCGCGCATCTTCCCAACGCGCAACACTAACCGAAACCAATATGACAACCGAACCAGACCCTCGCCGCGGACTTCCCTCCGCCAGCAGCCTCCACCGTCTCGTCAACTGTCCCGGATCATTCCGCGCAGCAAAGCAGGCCATCGCCGCCGGGATGGCACCACCCGACGACAGCGACGACGCGGCGAGCGGCACCCGGATTCACCGCTGGCTTGAGACGGAATCGGATGAGGATTGGGCCGCACTCAGCTATGACGAGCAGCGCACTGCGACGTTGTGCCAAGGGCAGCGCAACTGGCTGCTGGCAGACTTCGCAAAGCGCCACGGGAATATTGAGTGGGAGACGCGGGAGCGCCGTTTCGGCATTACTGCATTCGGGGTGACGGGCGACATTTCCGGCCCCCTGCCATGGATTGGTAGCGGGCAGGTTGACTTGATTGCGAAAGCCGGGGATCACCTGTTGATTCTCGACTACAAAACCGGGCGCGGCGACATCACCCCAGCCGACGCAAATGACCAGTTGCGAGGGCTGGCGTCGCTCTCGTTTTACCTCCGCTCTGAAACTGTCACCGTTGCCATCGTCGCGCCAATGGTCGGCCAGCCAACCGTTGCCGTATTTTCCAGACACGCACTCAAAACAACCCGCGATTGGTTGGTGCATCAATGGATAAACGCCCCAGACGCCACGGAGACGAAGGCTGGGCCATGGTGCCAATACTGCCCCGCCCGCTTAATCTGCCGCACCTACGCGGCCCACAACGCGCAGACGCTCGCACCGCTGACTCGGGACGGGTTGCCACCGGACAAAATCAAGGAGGCGTTGTTTGCCCGCGCCTACGAAACCGACACCGCCACCCTCGCGGAGATGGGCGAGCGCGTGAAGATGCTGGAGTGGGGCGCGGCAGCGATCAAGGCCGCAATCCGTCGGCGGTTGGAGGAGGGTGGAGCGGCAGCGGACGAACTGCGCGAAGCCGGGTGGGAATTGGTGGAAGAAAACGGCAACCGGGAGATCACCGACCCCGACAAGGCGGCGATTCTGCTCGCCCCGTTGCTGGCAGAGGCGGAGGGCGGGGCGCAAGCCGCATTGATGCGGGCGGCGAAACTCAGCGCGGCCACGCTGACAGAGGAGATCCACAAAGCCAGCGGCATGAAATCCGCCACCCGGTATAACATAACCGCCAAGCAGGCGAAAGATGCACTGGCTGAAACGCTGGGCGAACTGATGACTCAGAAGACGAAAACCGAACTTACCTATAACAAGAAAATCAAATGAGCGAACAACCGAAACACACTCCGGGACCATGGTATTGGGACGACGAAGACGCAATGCCGTGGACGGACTACGATGGCGTCGAGCATGCCCCTTTTCTTGTGGACAGGAACGGACACCATGTCATGTCAGGCTCACACATCCGCATTCCCAGCGAAGCAAACGCCCGCCTCATCGCCGCCGCGCCGGAGTTGCTGGAGGCGTTGAAGGTGTGCGTAGCATTTATTGAAGACGCCCACATCATTGAGGCTCAGTGGAATATGTACCCGACGTTAAAAGCAAAAGACGCCATCGCCAAGGCAGAAGGGAGGGGCGAGTGATAGCCAACCCCACACCCCCCACATGGCGCGACACCGCACGGAAAACTTGCAAAGGGTGCCGTTGTGTGATGGTTCCCAAGGCCAAGCAAAAACGCGCCCACTGGGACAGCATCGCGTTCTGCTCGCCCAAATGCTCCGCCGCCAGTCGGAAAAATTGGATGGTGCAACTGATCGACCCCGCGCACCAGCACACTGTCGGCATGCGTCTCCGGTGGCTTCGCCTATGCAAATCACCTGACGGTGGCAAGGATGCCATTTCGCGGGAAGCCATGGGTTTTGCGTGCCACGTCAGCGACGGCACGGTGGACCAGATCGAACGGGGAATTGTTGAGCCGCATCAGGAATTTATTGACAAAGCCTGTGCGTACCTCAAAATCAACCCGGCGCTACTGACCATCCCGACAGAGCGGTTTGCAAAGCTAGTCACCAAACCCGGACTTGTCGCCTACGCTTCACAGCCGAAACCAACCGAACAATGACACCAACCGAACTCACACGATCAATCGTTGCCACGCGCAACGAACTGTCAGACGCCATGAGGCGAAACCCTGATAACATTTACCGGAGGCTTCCGAAGGCAGCGCAGGACGAATGGGATGAGCTTGGCATGGTCCAGGCATGGCTCATTGCCATCCCACGCAACCTGCTGACGGCGATCACGCTACGGGTGCGGCAAATCAACGCGGAGGACGAGGCATGAAGGTCGGCCACATCATCACCGGCGGCAAATTCCCCGTCGTCACCCCGATTGACGGCCCGCAGAGGTACGACTGGCTGCGGACTGGCCAAGGCGTCGAGGTGCTGGGACGCCTCGCTGACAACGACGGATGGAACGGGGAAATCGAGATCCGCGCCATGACAGATGTGCGAATGGCAGTCCCCGCTGACAACATCGAATCCACCCTTATATGCTAGACGACGACTATATCCTCGGCAACATTGATGTTGCATTGATTGACCCCGACATGCTCCACGAGGGAACGAAACGGACGCAACTCGACATCGTCATCAAGCTGGCGCATGCGCCGTCATGCGGGAATACTCATCGCGTTTACCAGCAGATCCCCAAGCAAAAACGGACACCGCACACCCGCATCATCCCAATCGGGTGGGCGAAAGTCTCACCACGCCCCCGCTTTGCAGACGAAAAAACCACCGACACATATTGACCCATGGACCCACTCAGCATCAAAATCGACGTTACCAAGATTGACAAGGAGGCGCTCTACAAAGGGGCCAAAGGCACGTACCTAACGCTTACGGTATGGCCGAACAAAGAGGGCCGGAACCAGTACGGAGACGACGCCATTGTGAAGCAAGACCTCGGCAAGGACCGCAGGGACGAAAAACCGGAGATCATCGGCAACGCCCGGATCATTGAGCGGCGAAACGCACCACGGCCCGCTTCGCCAGCCAATTACGAAAAACTCCCGACGACTGCGGAAATGGAAGATGATGATTTCATTCCATTTTAGACCTTGACTTGATTTCCGGTTAATGCTATTTATTAACCATGCATACCCACCAACCACTTCCGCTTGACGAAATCAAGGAAAGATTTGTCATTGATCCATCATGTCCATCCGGTCTTCGCTATTCTCACAGTCAGCATGTTCTGCCAAGATTTAGGGGCCTGCCTGCTGGATGCAAAAAAACCAACATCAAAAAACCATATCAGTTTTACCATGTTCAAATTAGGAGAAAAAGCCTAATCTCTCACAGGGTCGTGTATTTGCTCCATTACGGGCAAGATCCGTTGAGTTACGACGTAGACCACATTGACAGAAACCCACTCAACAACCACCCGTCAAACCTGAGACTTGCAACTAGGTCGCAGAATACCCAAAACGCCAAAAAATACCGCACCAACACAAGCGAAAGACGCGGGGTCTGCTGGAACAAAAAGCTCAACAAGTGGCAAGCCTACATTGGGTTTAAGAAAAAACTTCATCACCTAGGATTGTTTGATACACTCGAAGAAGCAGCCGCCGCCAGAAATAAGGCAGAAATCAAAATGCACGCAGAATTCTCATCAATGCTATCAACCCAAACAACACCATGAACCAAGACGAAATCAAAGCCAAGTCCGCGGAAATCGCGGCGTTTTACACGGCGAAGGCGAACGGGAAGACGTTGCAGGTTGAATACAGCGACGGGTGGAAGGATTGCGTGGATTGCAATGGACCGAGTATGCAGAGCGACCCTTCCCGCTGGCGCGTGAAGCCAGAGCTGCGGCGGTGCTGGCTTTCGCCGTGCGGCATCGGTGTGTCCGGCGTCACCTTTGATGAGTCGGTTGCAACGAGATGGAAACAGCAGGGAATGAAAGTCACCGAATGGCTGGAGGTGCTGCCATGAAACGCCGCAATTGGGGAGACGTGTTGGCGGAGGTCACGGACGGCGACGCAACCGTTTTCGTCAGTGCCCGCACAGCGATGTCACTCCGCGCTGCTGATACCCTCATCGAAGACCTCCGCTCCGCCGTTGCATGGATTCGCGACCAGCAACGCCGCGAGAAAGAAGAACAAACACCAGAACTCCCACTATGACCGCTCCAGAACTACTCCGCCGCGCAGCCGACATCATCGAGCAACGCGGCACCGAATACGACACCGCTGGCAAATCACAGGAACGATCCATGCCGCGCATCTGTGAGATTTTCGGTGAGACGACCGGACGCCAGATGACGATTGGCGAGGGCTATCAATTCCTCATCGCACTCAAGACCGCACGGCTTGAAACCGTTCCCGACCATGTGGACAGCTACGTTGACCGGCTGGCGTATCAGGCGCTCAAGGACGAGCATGAGTTAGGAGGGATCAAGTGAAAGGACGCATCTACATCGGGATCGACAACGGACTGAGCGGCGGCATCGCCACGCTGGACGAAAACGGGATCATTGACGCATGGGAAATGCCCCTGGAATCATGCGGGAAGCGCGTTCATGGCCACGCGATTTACACCATGCTTTGTTCTTACCCGTCAAATACCATCGTCGCCCTTGAACTTCTCCCAGACCACATGGACTCCGCGCACACGATGCGGAGTTTTGCGATGAACTACGGCATCCTCTACAACGCCGCGAAACTGTCAGGGCTGCGCGTGGTGGAGGTGCCGTGCGGGAACCGGCTGGATGGCTGGCAGCGCCGGTTGCTGGGCAGGCAGACGAAGGGCGGGAACAAGAAAGCAGCGGCGGCGCTTGTGCGGAAGCTGTGGCCTGACTATCCGTTCCCCACGAAAGCCCCGACAGGAAAGGCGCTGCATGATGGCATTGTTGATGCGGTGCTGGTGGCATACGACACTCAACTCCAAGATGCGAAATGAACACCCCACCCAAAACAAAGGAGGAGTGGTGCCTGTGGCGAGCGCAGACGGCGTGCAAGATGGGCAAGGAGGTAATCGACGGCGCGGCAGACCCGCCCGAATCAACGACCCGCATTGAGTACGCGCTTTTCCTGCTCATCGGAGCCGTGGGGGAGATTGCGGAGTATTTGAGCTTGAAAGAAAAAACCCTTGACACGCCCCCGAAATAGCACCACAACCACCCGCCGCAAGGCACAACCGAAACACAAATGACATACGACGAATTCATCACGCAGAAAAGCCACACCGGAGGCGATCACGGGTTTGATCCGGTTTTCATGCCGGATGCGGCGTTTGACTTCCAGCAACACTTGATAGGTTGGGGAACAAAAAAAGGACGCGCATCCATTTTTGCCGATTGTGGACTAGGAAAGACCTTAATGGAATTGTCGTTTGCTCAAAACGTCATCCAGAAAACAAACAAACCAGTCCTTGTCCTGACGCCGCTTTCCGTGGGTCACCAGACGGTCAAAGAAGCCGAGAAATTCGGGATTGATGCCGTGCGGTCGATGGACGGCAAACACTCCGGCGCTCGCGTTGTGGTGGCGAACTATGAGCGGATTCATTTGTTCAACCCGTCCGATTTTGCGGGCACCGTCTGCGATGAGTCCAGCATCCTCAAAAACTTCGATGGCGTCACGAAAAAAAACGTGACGGACTTCATGCGCAAACACCCATACCGGCTCCTATGCACCGCAACGGCCGCGCCTAATGACTTCATTGAACTAGGCACGTCCGCCGAGGCGCTAGGCTACATGGGGTATATGGACATGCTGGGGAAATTCTTCAAGAAGTCGGAGGCGACGATCAGCCGCAAGGATGAAAACAGGTCCGGCATTTACCGATTCCGCGGACACGCCGAGCGGGATTTCTGGCGCTGGGTTTGCTCGTGGTCCCGAGCAATCCGCCGTCCGTCTGACATCGGGTTTGACGACAACCACCTGACACTCCCGGAACTCATCACGAAACAGCACGTTGTTGCGGCGAACTCGCCCGCTGATGGGTTTCTGTTTTCACTCCCCGCCGCCGGATTGCAGGAACAACGAAAGGAGCGCAGCCGCACCATCAAAGAGCGATGCGAGAAAGCGGCTGAATGCGTGGCAGCGCATGAGGGCAAGTCATCGGTGCAGTGGTGCTATCTCAACAGCGAGTCCGCAATGCTCGCCAAAATGACACCCGGTGCGGTTGAGGTGTCAGGCAGCGACACGGACGAGGAGAAGGAAGAGAAATTCGCCGCGTTTGAGTCTGGTCAGATTCAGGTGCTGGTCACGAAACCGACGATTGCCGGGTTTGGGCTGAACTGGCAGCATTGCAATCACCAGACCTTTTTTCCGTCGCACTCCTTCGAGCAATGGTATCAGGCAATCCGCCGATCATGGAGATTCGGTCAAACCCGACCAGTCACCGTTGACATCATCACCAGCGAGGGCGAGCGGGACGTTATGCTGAACCTTCAGCGCAAGGCGGACGCCGCCGAGAAAATGTTTTCAAGCCTTGTCTCTCTCATGGGTCAGGAATTGGAAGTCAGGAAACACAAAGCACAAACACCACAAACCGAATTGCCATCATGGATTTAACCAGCCAAGTCATTACGGACAAGTACGCCCTATATAACGGGGACTGTTGCCAAGTCATGCCAACCCTCCCGGATCAATGCGTTGACCTGTCGATTTACAGCCCGCCGTTTTGCGGCCTTTACAACTACAGCAGCGACGAGCGGGATTTGTCGAACTGCGGAAGCTACGAAGAGTTTTTCAAGCACTATGAATTCGTCGTCAGTCAGATTGCACGCCTGACAAAGCCGGGACGCATTACGGCGGTTCATTGCATGGACATTCCAAGCTCAGTCAACGCTGGGAATCACCTGACAGATTTTCCGGGCGACATCATCCGACTACACGAGCGGCTGGGATTCAAGTACATCGCCCGTCATTGCGTGTGGAAGGAGCCGCTGGGTGTGCGGTTGCGGACGATGGCGAAAGGGCTGGCTCACAAGACGATTGTTGAGGACTCCAGCCTTTGCGACGTAGCATCCGCTGACTACCTCCTTTTGTTTCGGCGAGACGGTCAGAACAAAGTGCCGGTTGAACACCCGACCGGACTCCACTCCTACGCCGGAGAAAAGCAGATGCCCGCCGAGTTGCTGAAATACAAGGGTCACACTGGCAAGCAGACAGAAAACAGGTTTTCGCATTGGATCTGGCGCAACTACGCATCCGCTTTCTGGGATGACGTGCGGATTGGCCGGGTGCTGCCGTACAAGGACTGCAAAGACCCCGAGGACGAGAAACACGTTCACCCGTTGCAGTTGGACGTGATTGAGCGGGTGGTGGTACTGCGGTCAAATCCCGGCGAAACCGTGCTGACACCGTTTCTGGGGGTGGGATCGGAAGCCTACGGGGCAATCCTCAACGGACGCCGCGCCATTGGCGTCGAACTCAAGCGGGCGTACTACCTGCAAGCCGTGAAGAATTGCGCGGAAGCCGCCGCCGGGAACATCCGGGAGGAGGTGCCCTTGCTGGCAGGGATTGCGGAGGAGTGCGACATTTGACAAACGCGCAACTCCGCGTTTAAGTACCGCAGCGCAACAGCGCCGAGGAACTGAACCCCCTCGCATTACATGAAGAATCACCCCACCCCTCTTCCGCGTCCGGTCGCATGTCCGGGGTTCAGCGCGGGCAGAGGGAGTGGGGATTTTTACGCCCAATGATCTGGATCAACATCAAGACAACAACCCTCCGGGAATCGGAGTACATTTCAGCCAGCCCGACACAGCAGGCGACGTGGCTCAAATTGCTGGCGTACTGCTCCGAGCATGAAAACGGCGGCGTGATTCATGGCGCTGGCGGATGGAATGAGCGGGCGTGGCTTTTCGGGTGCGGCATTACGCTGGACGAGGTGCGGGACCAGTGCGGCTTGTGGTCATTCGACGGAACAGGGAGCCTCACCGTCTGGAACTACCCGGTGGAGAAGGAGTTGGAGGTTGTCGCCAAAAGGGAGGCGGGAAAGCGTGGAGGGCAGGCAAAGGCCCAGAATCGTAGCACAGCTACAAGCTCAGCTAAAGCACAGCCAGTAGCACAGTTTGTAGCAGAAACCGATTCTGCTTGTAGCTCACCTCCTACGGAAGGAGTAAGGAGTAAGGTGGAAGGGGAAGGTGGAAGGAGTAAGGAGAAACAGGAAGGAACAAAGGAAAGAGAACTGGAATTGGAAGAAGGGTCGGCTGCGCCTCTCGCGCCCGTTCCGGAAAAGCCAAAGCGGCAGAAGTTCATCAAACCAACCATCGACGAATGGACGACCTACGCCAAAACGATGCCGGAACCGCTCGCGGAGAATCAGGCATTGGGCGCATGGGACTACTACGAAGGCAACGGGTGGAGGGTCGGACGAAACCCCATGGCGGACTGGAGGGCAACGTTGAGAGCGTGGGCGAGGAGACAGAAGGAGTTCGCACCAGCCCGATCCGGGAAGATGACCACCGAAGAAGAAGCCAGAATTTTCAAACCCAACCCCCTCTCAAAAAATGGATGGTGACTTTTCACATACACTCCGGCCCGACGGGACCGGCCCATGCCCGGGATGCGGGCAAGACGTGCAGTTCTTCCTCGTTTGGGGGAAACGAATGGCCGAATGCGAACCGTGCCAAGCTGCGGAACGCGAGCGGAAGCGGATCAATCGCCGCCGCGAAGACGCATTGGCCGCATGGCTGGACGTGACGCCGGCCGAATTTCGCCGCAAGATTGAGCCGTACCTGCTCGCCCCCGAACTCCGGCCCGCCATTGACCTCGACGGCTCAACCGGTGTCGGATTTGCAGGTGCCAGCGGGGGAGGAAAGACCAGGGTGGCCTTTGCGCTGCTCAGGAAGGCCGCAGCGCGGGGTTTGACGCCGTATGCGGTGACGGCAGCGGAGTTTCGCCAAGCCGTCGCAAATCGCCACCACAACGACCCCAGCGTGCGGGGGGGAGCGGTGGCAACGATCCGCAACGCGCACCAGTGCCAAGCGCTCCTCCTTGACGACATCGGCAAGAGCGCGAGGAACGAAACCGCGGACGAGGCGTTTTCCGACCTCCTCGACAACCGGCACAAGTCGCACCGGTTGACGTTCTGGACGATGAACGGGAGCAGCGAGTGGTTGAAGGGGAGGCTGGGATTGGATCACGGCCCCGCAATCATCCGCCGCATGGTTGACCTGACGCGCCCGCACTCTGGAGGAAAGCCGCAGGTTTTCGTGTGCGATGACAAACCCGAGGAGGACAAGTGAATGACGACGACAAAATCCGGTGCGACTGGTGCGGTAAGGCGCGGAAGCCGGGCGCATACGCAGGGGATGACATGTGCGTGCATCTGACCAACGTGTGCCAATGGTGCCGAGGGACGGAGACGCGGAGGAACGGGACCGCGAGAAAACCCTTGCAAGGCGAGAAAAAAGGCGGGACGGTGTTCCAGTTATGACAGCAACCGAAACAAAACCAGACCCCGATTGCAGCAGGCCGAAAAAGGCATGCTGGGACATGACAGAGGAGCAGGTGCGGGCGAAAGCCGCAAAGGTGGCCGAATACTTTGCCGCACTCGCCCAAGGCCGCACCTGGCAGCATTACTGGGGGAATCAGGGCTGGTGCGACGAGCCGCTAAATTGCGCGGGGCCGTCCTTGCTTTCCGACCTCGATTTTTGGAGGATCAAGCCTAACGAAGAAAAACCATGACCGAACGCAAACCCAGAACCCCAGAGCAAGCCGCCCGGAACCGCGCCAACGTCGCAGCGAAACAGGCCGCCCGCGCAATCGCCGAGGGCCGACCACCCGGCAGACGCGGCAGGCCGCCGGTTGCGTGCGGTGGGTGCGGGCTTAAGGTGCCGAAGGGGCCTAACGGGAAATGCCTGTCGTGCGGGACAAAACCGAGCAAAACGAAGAAAGTGCAAAAAAAGACTTGCGCGGGCTGAAGGATGTGGCAGAATCCGGTGTCAGCAAATCCAACCGAAATCAAAAACATGAACACGCCACTCCTCACCGCCTACATCGCCAAGCAGCGCGAAATCGCCAAGCGCCTGCCAGATTCAGTCCAGACCTTGTTTCACGGGGTTGCTCAAGACATTGAAGCCGGGAAGCCGGTGGCGGGCTCGACGTTTGCCGCACTGCGACTCAGCAAGACGCCGAACCTCGTCGAGCATCTTGGCATGGCTTTGGACGAGGCCCGCGCAATCAACGCTGCCGACATGGCTGAATATCAAGCCGCGTCCGCCGAATACGCCGCCGCCACCGCATGACGATTTCCCGGCCCGCCACCGCTCTCCATCTGGCGATGGGGACAGTCTGCAACTCCTACCAAAATAGGGGGACGAAAATTGAAGACTGAGGGGCTGGGCTGGGATAACTTTGAACCGAAACACACCACTATGACATCACACCCACCCGAAGACGAATGGACCGCCGAAGACCTCGCAAACCAGCGCAGGGTCACGGACGAAATTGAACGGCAGATCCACCGAATGCACATGCGAATGCTCGCCGCCGTGCTGGCGGTCGGGGCCGCGCTGGCGGTTGCAATCCATTTTCTCTCCACGCCATGAATCAACTCACACTCGCCGCAATCGGCGCAATCGCCGTTGCCGCAATCCCGTCATGCGTCTCACCCGGCGGATCTTTTGAGGGCATTTACACCCTGCCGGGAGGCAAGGGGACAATCCGGGTGGAGGTGCCGCTTTACCGGATTCCGCTGGCGAGGCCGAAATTGCCAGACCCGCCGAAAATCCCGGACTACCAGACGGAGCCGCTGGCTGATCTTTTCCCGGAGGTGACAAAATGAGCATTCTGTCAGACCCAATCACAATCGAGGGCAAACCAATCACGATCAGAACCAAATGACACCAGAACAAGAGTTTTTCATCGCCACATGGCGAACCGTTGCGCAGCAAGTCCACGACAACGCCCGAAACAAAGGTTTCTGGGATGGGGAACGGAATACGCCAGCGGCACTTGCCGAGATTCATGGCGAAGTGTCGGAGATTCTGGATGCGCTGAAACACGGCGACCCAGAAAGCACCAAAATCCCCGGATTTAATTGCGCGGACGAGGAAGCTGCTGATGTGATTCTGAGGATTATGGACCTCGCGGAAGGCATGGGCTGGCGCGTGGCTGAGGCGTTGGTTGCAAAGATGGCGTACAACGAGACTCGCGAGAGGCTCCACGGGAAGGGGTTTTGACCATGGAACGAGCCGCCACAATCTTTCTTGGCATCGGGGCCGCGCTCCTTTTCCTTGCGTTCCTTCGGGAAATCTTCACCTTTGCGCCATGACCCCCAAAACCCCAATTCTTGACGCACTGGTCGCGGAGTCGGCATATCCGCCGCTGCGATGCGCTACCACCGACAAACCACTTACCAAACGCGAGCGGTTTGCGATGGCGGCGATGCAGGGGTTGTGTGCGAATCGCGAGTGGTTCCAGTGGGATTTTGCCCAGGTTGCACAAATGGCCCGAATACAAGCCGACGACCAGATTGCAGAACTCAAAGCCAACCCCGAACCAGAATGAGCAACCTCGCCATACGCCAGCAACTTGTTGAAATCGCACGCCGCGATGTTGGCAAGGTCGAGACCACCCGGAACCGGGCACCGTGGATTGCGAAGTACTGGGGAGCCACCACGCTCCCCAACGGGCACGCGGACAGGCAACCGTACTGCGCGGCTGCGGTCGCATGGTGGGTCCGGGAGTGGCTTAAAATCCCGGAGGTGATGGCGGCGATGAAGATGACGCCCACAGGCGCGGAACGCTGGCGCTGCAAATCGCCAGCCGCGTTTGCGTGGCTTGACTGGGCCAATGCGCGGAGGTTGGAGGTGTTGAGCGACCGACCGACGGAGCGGCTGCGGGTTGGGGACCTGATGGTTTTCGACATCAGCCACATCGGGATTGTGCGGGACGACGACAGCAAAGGCGTCTACACCATCGAGGCGAACACGGGGAACGGCAGTGTGCGGGATGGCGACGGGTGCTTTGAGCGGGTGCGGACGCGGTCGCAGGCGAGGGCGTTCATTCGACTGATTGAGCCATGAGCGAATACCCAACCATCCGCGGAGGCAAAGCCGCCCCAACGTGCAATGGGTGCGGTACCGATCCGGTATGGGGAGCCGCAAGGGATGGATGGTGGATGACATGCGATTGCTGGCAATCCATCACCGGCGCCCCTGCGGAGGTGCAAAAATACTGGACACGGACAAAGCAGGAGCGGGAGAAAGCCAAACCAAGGCCATGAGCGCGACCGCCGAAAAAAACCCATTGACGGCAATTGACGGCAACCGCGACCGCCACCACCCCGGCCTTTACGGCAAACTAAAGGATGCGGGATTGCTGGACGAGGTAGCGGAGGCGATCAGAAAAGGGGAGACACTCCAGAAGGTCGCGGACTTCTGCACGGAGAAGGGATTTCCGGCGACGACCTCCAACATTTTCCGAATCCGGCAGCGACTGAAAATTGAATGGGAGGAGTCGCGGGTTCGGCAGGCGGCACTCGACGCCCACGTTGACGGCGCGACCGACGACGGCACCGCATTGGAGGTGCTGATTGACAGGATGATGGTGGCGCGGTTTGCGTCCATGATTGAGGACGCGGAGGGGCCGGATGCGCTCGAGCGGGTGATGCCACTGTGGACGGCATGGAAGCGGATGAGGACAGCAGAGAGGGCCGAGGCGCGGGCAGAGAGGGCCGAGGAGCGAGCGGCGAAGGAAGTCAGCAAAGCCGTCGCCGTCAAATTCCTCGACATGCTCAACAGCGAAGACATGGCGGCGAAGCTGAGGGCGGTGAGGGATGGAGCAGCGGCAGACGGCGGAGGGATTGAGAAGCAGGTTTCCGCTATCCAATCATTCCTGTGGGGAGACTTGTTTGAACCGGAGAAAAAAGCAGCATGACCACCCTCCCCAACGACATAGCCCGATGCGCAGGCGTCGGCAGCGACGACGAAGGATGGCGCGAGGGGTGCGAGACGTGCTTGCGCAGGACAGCACCGAGGGAAGGGGAAGGCCCGTGGATTGCGCCGCCGCCCGTCATCGCGTTTGAGTGCGAGTATTTGATTGAGCCGGAATGACCACCCCCGCCCTATCACTCCGCACATACCAGCTCCCTGTTTTGTTATACGAGGGCAAGCTATTGTTGGTGGAGTTTGCGCGGCAGCGGGGGAAGAGCCACACGCTGGCGAATTGGGCCGTGCGGCGGATGCTGCGGAAGCTGGCGGCATCGACCAAGGCGAAGACGGCGGACAGTTCAAAGAAGGCATACGACTGGAGCATTTTCGTCATCTCCAACTCCCGCACCAACGGGATCGAATTCGGTCAGAAGGTGAGCGAAATCATGGAAGCGGTGCGGGTGGCCGATGCGGAGATCCGCAGCAGTGGCACGCTCGACACCGACGCAGACCCGGAGCTTGCCGCAACCAGCGACCTCCCGCCGGTTGAGGTGGAGGACTTTTTCCAGCGGATGGAGATTAGGATTGGAAACCGGGTGGGCCGGATTCTGATCCTTGCGGCATCACCACGGACTGCGCGAGGATTCAGCGGCGACCTGATCCTTGATGAGTTTGCATTTCATGAACACGCTGACCGCATCTGGGACGCTGCCGAGCCTATCATTTCCAGCAACGCTCAGTTTCAAGTCAGGATTGCGTCAACGCACAACACCCCAAACTGTCTGTTTGCCAGGATGATTCGGGATGGCAACTATCCGGTGGCGAGCATCACCCTGTCGCAGGCGTGGCGCATGGGGCGCGGGGACAGGGGGGAGATTGAGGCGTTTCGTGATCGGTGGCAGCGTATCGACCCCGAAGCGTGCGGCAGGTGGTGGGATCAGACGGGAGGCAAGCCGCAGCCGCAGGATGCCATTTCCTGCATGTCCATTAAGCGCATGGGACCGGACGGTCGAGGGCTGGAAATCACGCCGGAGGAGAGGGAGGCCGAGGCAATTGACCGCCTGACATATCGCAAAAACTATGAGAACGAGCCCAACGACGGCAACAACAACCCCATCCTCTCGTGGGAAGCAATCCGCCGTTGTTGCGCGGCACCACTTTTTGCACCGGATCGAAACGCGTGGGGGGACTCCACGCTTGAGATGTTGTCGCGGACGATGGGGGACATCCTCGTCGGGCAGGATTTCGCCAGACAAGGCGACCTTTCCGTTGTGTCTTTGCTGCTAGTCGGAGGCAAACTCCGCCACGTTGCACGGTTGGAGATGCGGGACGTGACGACGCCTGAGCAGAGGCGGCAGATGGAGCGGCTCATCAAATCGTTGGGGCATCGGTGCAAACGGGTCGTCATCGACATGACCGGCAACGGAACCGGACTGGCGGAGGAGCTGGCGGACAGGTACGGCAGTCTCATCCTGCCTGTTCACTTCGGGCGGAGCGTGGAGCTTGATGAGGCGATGAGACTCGACGGGGACAAACGGGGGACGATGCCAATCCCGGAGCGGATGGCCATCGACCTTGCGCGGGCGTTTGACGACGGGTTGATCGAGGTGCCGGATGACCCCGTTTTGCTGGACGACCTGCGGAAGCCGTACCGGGTGCAGTCGGGCAACAGGGTGTCCATTGCGGCCGCAAAAACCGCCGAGGGCCATGCTGACCGATTCTGGAGCATCGCGCTGGCGCTGCATGGACACTACGTCAGCGGGTTTGGCTCGTGGACCGCGCAGGACGTTCAAGGGGCAATGGTCGGCGGGAGGGATGACGTGTTTGATGCGTTTTCGGGAATGGGCGCGATTCAGTGGGGGCCATAAAAAGACAGAAAAAAGACTTGCGCGGGGATGAATCGGTGGCAGAATGGCGGTGTTGCAACTAGCAACGAAAACAACCAACCGAAAACAACATGACCACTTGCACCGCCACCCTCACCCATTGCACCACCACCGCCGAAGGCGACACTGGACTCTTTGACTCCGCCGAAACGGCGGCGCGTTTTGCCACCCAGGGCGAAACGGTGGAAAGAATGGAAACGCCAGTCACCAGAGACGACTGCCGACCCGTCGCGGGCGGCGGATTCGGGGTCTGGTAAAACCCCACCCCACCCCAACCAACCCACCCCTCACCGGGTGGGTTTTTTCGTGCCCGCGAATCATCTTCCCGACGCCGGGAAAACGAAGAAGCCCCACCGGCATGGAGCCAGCGGGGCTTCCGCTTCGGGCGAGTGAAACACAGAAAGCCTCGCCGTCTTGCTTTGGGCTTTGCACCTGAGACGACACGCGGGCTGGGCCCGGCCATGGTCGCCGCATCAGGCGCAAGCACTCAAACCAGCCACAACCCACCCACCCGTCAAGCATTTTATTTCCATTTGACAAGATTTTCCGCATAAGCGTACTTGCGCCACCGAATGGCAGCACGTCGCAAACTCGCTCAACCCATCACCGCTCCGGTATCTTCACCGGACGCAGGCGTCGCCGGGACTGCCTACGACGATCCAGTCAACCGGATTATTTTTCCCGCGACTGCGGAAAGCGTTCTCGCTGGCGCATGGGGCGGGGACATGCGCGACACCATCAACCTATTCATCAGCGCCTGCGATACGTGGGACAGGCTGGCGGACAACATGCGGACGGTGGAGAATGCGTTATGCTCCGCGCCTTTTGAGTTTCAGCCTGCCGCGTTGCCTGATGGGACCGTCACCGACTCCGCGAAGGAGAAGGCGGAGCTTGTCGATTTCGCCCTCAAGAACCTTCGCCCCGACCCCGCTAACCGGGAAGTCGGACGCGACGGGTTACTCAAAATCCTCGCTCGCGGCTCAATCGTCGGGCATGCGGTGGCGGAGATCGTCTGGCATGATCGGTTGCAGGACTGGAATGGGCAGCAGTGGATTTTGCCCCGCTACGCCGTCAACGTGGGCGCTCGCTGGTACGGCTACCCGCGCATCCCCGGCGGGCTCAAATTCCGCAATCAGCTAGGCGCGTGGGAAAACTTCCCCAAGCTCCGGTTTCTCCCTCACGTCGTTTCGGCCACCGATGCCCACCCGTCGCAGGCTGGGCGGTTCCGCACGCTGGTCAAATATTGGATGGCGAACGTATACGGGT